GTTTTTCTGTATTTCCCATGTGAAAAACTTTATATTCCTTTTCATTAATGTAGCACATATAAACTGGCAGTTTAGATGCTAGATGATAGATCGCTACTTGAATTAAATGATTTAAAGGAGGCTCATCAGGCAGCCTAGCTGTATTCCAGCTTCTAGTTCCATCTTTTTTAAGTCTACCCCTTCTAGGGAACATACATTTATCTTCGACAATGATAGACCCCTTATGATCTAAGTAACCATGAATAGGAATGTTAATGCCTTTCAAGGTTATGTAGGCTTCGATCTCAGGCTTGGTCTTAGCAAAACCAGGAATAGTTAAATGGGCAGCATGACCATTCCTGATAAATGCTTCTACTACCGTTTTAAGATAGTCTAACTTTTCTCTCTGAGCTTGGTCAAAGACAACAATCTTATCCAGCTTTTCTTTAACTGGGGTGAATGTCATCTTTGCGTTCCTCAATAATAGAGATTCTTGACTTGTTATCAATCCGATCAAAGGCTTTATGGATTTTCTTCATTAGAGAATTAGTAAAATCAAAATCTCTTATGATTTTCTTTCCTCCTGTTTCATCCAACAGTTCCTTTAATTCGTTGGCTGCACCAAACGTAGCTTTGACATTAAAGGTTGAACCATTTTGATTAAGCGGTTCGTTTTCAAAATCTCTAATATCCCAACCAAATTTTCTACAAATTAAAAAAAGCTGGTCAGCTCTCATGCAATTATTTCCACCTTCGAACTTTTGCTCTTGTTGAAATGTTACGTTGAGTGCTTGTGCTACCTGTGTTTGATTTAAGCCGTCTTTGACTCTCTTTAAAACCAAGTTCTTAGCAATGTTTCTTGCTAGTCTTAGGTTCTGCGGTTTCCTTTTTGACATACTTTTCCTTTCCCTTTCATTTAGCGTATAGAATCCCCTTGATCTAAACACACTTTTAAGTTTAATTATTATGTGTAGATTGATTCTTGCTTATTTTTTAAGTCAGAAATCTTTTCATCAAATTTAGGTAGTGAATTTTGTAGTTTCAAAAACATTCTCTTATGATTCCACATTTTATCCACTGCCTTTTGTTTTTTGACTTCTAGATCCCTTATCTTTTTCGGTTCTATTTCCGCCATATTGTTCCTCACCAATCGTTTTAATGTTTGACTTGATAAAACGCTGATCGGTGATAGTTACTTTAGCGTCTTTACCAGGTCTATTCTGAAGATGAGCTTTTTCGGTTGCTTTTGGAATTGTATCACCTTCAAAAATCTCTGAGAACTTAGCAGCCATTTCATAAAAGAAATCCTTTTGCACTTGTTTAACCATTAAGTTCAATGTTCCTTCGATAACCTTTAATCTTGGTAATTTCACCTCTAGCAACCAACTTATTTACCAAGACGGTTATAGAATTTTTACTTTTATACCCTAAGTTATCAGCCATTTCCTGAAACGTAGGGTTGTACTTCTTTTTTTTACTGTATTTTTTAATAAAATTCAATACATTCAACATCTTCGGTGTCATCGGTATTTTATTTTTCATTCGCTTTATCCTCATTTTGTACTAATTTCCTAAGTAATTCGTTATAACATTGAACATCATCGTTATCATCTTTATGATATTTTTTTCTGTTTAATATCCTCCACAGCTTCAAAACAATCATAAACATACCAAAGATTCGATTAGGTACTTTTACAGTTACTCCGTTATGAGCTGATAAAACTCTCTCTAAAAACCCTGTTAGAACCCAAGAGGTTACATCAAAGCTGCCATAATCATTTTGTTTTTGTTTAAGCATTTTATCTATTTGATTTAAAAATCTGACATTATCTTCCATTATTTCTTTGTTTCCTCTCTGATATAATTTTTGTGCATGGCTGAACCACTACTTTTTACAGGAAAGAAACCATTGGCTTTTCCAAAAAGTTTAACCGTTCTTAAATATCTTTCTGAATTAAACTCAGGTCTTTCTTCTTTGGAGAGTTTCATAATCTTGCCATAAGTTAAACCGCCCTCTATCCCTTCCATTTCGCTTAAATGTTTTTTAAACAATGCTATTCCCTTTTTTCTGCCATAATCCTCAAAGAATTGTATTAAAGCTGGTTTCATTGAATCCAACCTCCTTCTAAGCTTTTACAATAGTATGCCCAAACTTGTTTGCCTTGATACCTAACTCCTTCAGGTAAATAATCTGAGATTGTGATTTGCTGCACATACTCCAAGCAACTTAGTAAGGGAGCGGTGGCTGAAATAACTTTTTCAACCACCATATTATGAAGATGTAAATAAATAACAATTTCCATTAATATCTACTTTGCATATAAAGTATTACAAAACCGAATATTAAACATATTAAGTAGATGTAATATTCCTGTTCTATAAATATTTCAAAAAGTAAACTTTTCATCTTTACTAGCTCCAGCTACTGTTCCTTTAGGATTGTTGGCATAACCTGAAAGAATTTTACCCTCATCATTTAACCAACCAATGAGAGATTTCTTTCCACCTACCTCAGACCAGGTAATATCCCCAGTAAACTTAGAATCATCTCCAAGGAATAGGATTCCGGTTTGACTAAAGACTTTAATAAATTTAGTATTTCCATCTTTAGACTTTCCTTTAACTCCTAAGATTGTGCCTTTATATCCATTCTGTAATTTAATATTACCTGAGAAAGTAATTTTAACAGCTTTCTCATGGCTTGGATCATATTCAAATAAAGCAAAATCTTTTTCTTTTTTACCAGTTTGTTCTGGCATATGTACCTCCTTTTTCTGTTATAGTTTTTTCCTGTTTTTTAAAACGATCCTCAATTAAATCGTTCTTCTTCTTCCAATCGGAATACAAAGCATTTAGTCTAGTAACCGTAGTTTGAGATTCGATGGGAATTTCTGATTTAGCAACACCGTTGCTTTGTTGTTTTAAAGCGTTGGCTAATTCTTCTGCACTTGCAAATTCTGAGCCATGTAATCCAAATGCAGCTAAACATCTTCCTAAAGAACTGCTTAAACAATTCTCTAATGCACTTGTTTTATTTATAAATGATGAATCTCTTTTCTCTTCGGCATGACCTGTGGCATAAGGAGTTTCACCAATATATAATGTAGTTTTTGTGATAACTCTTTTTTCGTCTTGGAAAAATATTTGTTCATCAATCCTAGTTTCAGGAAAATATTTTAATAAAAAACGATGACGTTCAGCCACTGTTGAATATTGTTTTCCTTTAATACTAACGGTAGGAACTGTGTTTAATTTTGCTAAACACTTTTCCCTTCGTTCCTTGAAACCTCCTTTGCTCTTCTCTTCGGTATTCCCTTTATTTTTGGTCTCTGATTTCATATACTTTTTCTACCTTTCCTTCTTTTGTTAAATGAATACGCACCCTTTTATCAGATTCGTAAAACTTTTTTTTGATCGGATCATATTTGATTTTTCCTAAAAGCATTTTCGATATGTTTGATCCTGATAATTCCATACCAAATAGCTGTTTTAAATAATCTCTTTCCTTTTCGTTTAAGTATTTCTTGGTTTCCTTATTCAATAAAAAAAGCATAGAGTGAAAAAAAGAAAAGGACATGACATATTTCTTTTGCATAATTTCCATCATTCTTTTGAAATCCCCTTTGTTCTGTTCAGTACCCATCAACTCAAAGAACATATCATCGCTATCGCTAATGTGGTTTTTTTTGTTCAAGCTTTTCCCCATAAAATTTTAATATTTCCTTTACCAAATCTAAAACCTTCTCTTTGCCTGTTTTATTAAAGGCAATATAAAAACCCAGTTGCTTTTTAATTTGGTGAATTTCGTTAGATAATGCTTCCCATTTCTTGCGTTCTTCCATCTTATACAAAACCTCTTGTTCAATCGCTAGATCCTTTTCTTTAAGCTGGGCGGTTAAAGCCATTATTTCTTTTTGAAGTGATTTCATTTCAGGTGAATTGTTACCAATCCCTTTAATGATGGTATTTTCACCCTCAGCTTCTTCTACCCTTTTCTTTAATTTTTTATTTTCTTCTATCAATTTTTCTAATTCTATTTTCATAGGGTTATAACCATTACCTTCCATTCATCACCTGGTTTATTGTTAGGTTAAATTGATTCATATCTTGCAACGCTCTGCCTATAATCGCTCCTCCCTTCATATAAATTGAAGCTGGAATTTTTTTTCTTTTGACAGCATCCCAAACACAATAAGTCATAAACCATTTATCTAATGCTAAATTTAATTGGGAGGCAGACAAATGTGACGCTGAAAAACATCCCTTTCTCATATCCCATTCAGGTCCTATTTTCATTAATTGTGTTGTCATAAGCAAAGCACTTTCGATTCGTTTATATTATACAAACAATGTAATTTCAATGTATAATATATATATTCTTTATTATCAATACTTGTACTATATATAGTTGCATTTTATGTTGATATACCTTATTTATTCATTATGTTGAGTTTGCTTGATTTATTCTCAGGAATTGGGGGTTTTAGCTTAGGAATGGAGGCTACAAAACGAATCAATACAGTGGCTTTCTGTGAAAAGGATGAATATTGCAGAAAAGTTTTAAAAAAACATTGGTCGAACACACAACAATATATTGATATAAGAGATATAGATGGAACGAAAATCTCAGCCGACATTATTTCAGGAGGATTCCCCTGCCAACCTTTCTCCGTTGCAGGAAAGAGAAAAGGAACAACAGATGATCGCTACCTCTGGGATGAAATGCTTAGAGTTATTACCGAAGTCAAACCAAAATGGGTTGTTGGCGAAAATGTGCAAGGCATTATTAACATCGACAACGGCTTGGTACTCCGACAGGTGCAAACTGATTTGGAAGCACAAGGTTTCCAAGTCCAATGTTTCCTTATTCCAGCTTCAGGCATCGGTGCTTGGCACAAAAGGAACAGAGTTTGGATCGTTGCTGCCAACTCCGACAGCAGTAGAAAGACCAAACGAAGGGAACATGAGATTGATGAGAAAACAAGTTCTTCAGGAAAATTACTCAAGGAAGGAAGCTTCAGCGATGGTAGGAAAAGATGTATTCAAAGCACATGGAAAATTAAAGATGTACCCAACACCGACAGTAGATTGCGAAGAAGGAGGGGAACAATCAAAGAGAGTGGAGCAAACGAAATCTGGGGGTTTTATCCTACGCAAGAAGAACAAACCCAACAGCACATTCGGAGCAAAGCTATCGGATGCGATGCTGTATCTGGAGAAGAAGAAAATGTTACCAATGCCAACAACAAGAG